GGTTGACGACGGTGGCGTACCAGTCCGTGAAGTTCGCAATGTCGCACCAGCGGACAACCCGCGGGCCTTTGATGGTGCTAAAACTGGAGCCGTACGCAATAACCTGCCTCTCCGGCATGGCGACAAAGCAACCCTCGTTGACCTGCGGGGCGTTTGGCATGACCAAAAGTTTGCCAGTCGTATCTTCTGGGTTCCAAAAGAAAATGCCACCATTGTGTGGGCTGGCAACCAAGTATGAACCCCAGTTGTCCAAAGACCAGTCGGTGTCTACCAGCCCGTCCGGCATGACGAAGCCCCAGTTGCTGATCGTTACGCTGTACGAGGGGCCTCCTGTTGGCGCAGAGGCAGCATCAAACGTAAAGTTGCTAATAGCAGAACCATAGGTACTGCTGGTCACGGTGTAGTTTACCTTGCTACCCACTGCACCAATAACGGCTGTGGAGCCTACAGGAATTGTCACTGCAGCGTTCAGCGAGGCTGTATATGTGGTGCCAACGCGACAAGGGATGGTGACGCCAGAAGAGGTTCGGCCCACAGCGGTGGCCGTGCTGGCTCCGTATCCTCCAGAGCCATACCCCCCAGTACCATATCCAGTGGGCGGGATGACGTTCTGCCCCAAGAAATATGTAATCCTTGCCTTTCCGCCGTTCATAGAAACGGTAGTGGAGATGCCGGGATCGACAGGCGCAGTGATTGTGAAAGTGTTGGTCGGATCGGCCACAGGCAGACTGGTTACAATATAGTTTCCGTATAGGGTGGCGCTACCCAATGTTGTTGGGACCAGAACCGAAAAGGTGGAAACACCTGCAGTGTATCCATGATTGTTTAGGGTGACAGTGATGGTAAGGCTGCCGGTAGAGGAAGAAAACGACGGAACCGCGCCGCCGCCCACAACGCTTGACGTTGCCTCTTGCAGGATGCCAATGACACTTTCTGCCGTGATGTTGTAGGTGTTGGCAACAAGAGATGGGTTGCTGATTGGGTAAAAACCTGACAGCACAAGACCGCCAACGCTAACTGGAGTTTGCAGGTAGATTGAGTCGTACGATGTTGTGTTTGATCCCGTGTCAGAAACGGTAACGTCGGATAAACCGCTGGATGTCGTGAAACTTACAGCGATGTCGGTTGTGTAGTATTCGGGAGACCTACTAATAAAGTTGGCCTTTTCAGTGCTTGTGTATGCTTGGGTCTCAGTGCCGATGGCAAGATATTTTGTGCTGTTGTTGTCAGCCCACACTTGCAATGCTCGGATGGGGTCCGACGCGCTAGCCGTAGAAAAAAATGCTTCCCAACCCCCAATTTTCTGAGGAAGGCCTAATCCTTGCCGATCAGGCAGGAAACGAATGAGGTTGCAATCCCAGATCGCAGCCTCGTTTAGCGCCTCAGTTCGGGTCTGGTCAGCGCCGGGGATAAGTTTTAGGCTTGCGTGCGGCATGAATTAGCCTCGCGTCGGGCTGGCGACGGTTGCCGGAGATTGGGATGACCAGCCTGCAGCGTCAAATTTCTTGCGGGCTTCTTCAACGACAGCAGACTTGAGCAGGAACTGGTACTGGGTTTCGTAGCTCATGGCCATTTGCGGATCGTCGCTCTCCTTGCCGAAGTTCCGCTGGTAAGCCGAGATGTAGATCATCGACGCCATCACCAAGAGGTCCGGAAGGTACTCGCTGATAAATGTCGTTGTGACCGTGGCAGACAGCGGTGCAGGGCGTATCGTTCCCACTACCTCAACGGAGTAGTTGGTATCTGGGGTCGGTCCGACAAAGAACAGAGTTTCATTGAACGGAACAAAATACTTGGGCTGTCCACGGTTGGCGGTCAGGGCAGAGCCGTAAACTGCATCCAAAAACTCTTTGGTGGTCGGCAGGAGCGGAACGCGGGTTCCCGTGTCTGGATCGTACGGTGTAGTTGCGTTCAAAATCAAATTGATCTGCTCGCTGACCACAAACGAAGTTCCATCCGGAAGGTCTTGTGAAAAGCTCAGGTTCCGGTTTCCAGCGGTAAGCTGATAGCTAGCGCCGTGCAATGACACTGAGGTGAACATCAAGTCCAAGTCGCGGCAGATGCGAAGGCTGGCGTAATCGATCATCATGGGCAAGATGGCCAAGAAATTGGCGTCAGTTTCTGCCACGACCGCCATCTGAGCAATCTGGGTCTTGTAGGTGCTGTAGGTCAGTCCCGGCATCGCATCACCCCTTTAGGCAGGCGTAGGTTACACCATACCGCATGCGGCGTCGATTTGCGAGATCAGGTTTGCCCCAGTCAAAACCGACAAGTCTCCACCATCTTTGGCCAGCGCGGCAGCATGGTCCCGGCGCGACGACGCGGTTCCGTCGCAGATCGCCCTATCGCTTGCTGCGTTCAGACAGCCACTGACGGGCAGCGTCAGCATCAGACATGCGACCAGCCTCGTCCATTTTCTTCCTTGTGTCGACATAGTTGTCCATCTCCTCAATCTTGGCGGCAGCTTTTCCCGATTTCCTGCCACCAAACCAGATTGACGTCAGCGCTGCGATGCCTACGGCGATGGCGGCAAGCCAGTCCAGCGGGATGAAGCTCTGGATCAGGGCGATCACTTCTTGCCCCACTTGGCGAGGATGGCAGCGTTCACAGCGCCGCCTGCGGCCACCGCCAGTGCGATCTGGTTCAGGTCCAGTGTCAGGGTGCCAGCGGAGGCATCGAAGCGCCCAAAGCCTGCTGCCGCAGCCAGAGCGGCGACGGTGTAGATGGCAACGCGCACATAGGTCGGGTTCATTTGTTCCTCCAGATTGCGTTGATCAGTTCAAGCAGCCAGTTGGTCTTGGTTTCCTTGGTGACGGCGGCAGGTGCGGTCGCTACCGCTGGCTCAAAGCCGCGACGGATGCCCAGAAGCTGACCTCCATCCACGCGATAGGCACGGCGGTTCACTGCGTCCTGCTGGTTCCCACCAAGGATGGTGATCGTGGAGCCGTTGTCGCGTACGAAGAAACCAACGTGCCCCTGCCATGCTGATTTTCCACGCGACAGGATTACGATGTCCCCCGGCTGCGCGTCCTTGCGTTCGACCGCCGTGCCCCAGTTCAGGTACGACCGAGCATTCAGCATGCCAGTGCCGTGCCTGCCAGACCGCGCCAGCATGGCCCCGACAAATGCGGCGCACCATGCGGTGGCGTCATCGGTTACCTCTGGGTGGCCAGCGTCCTTGAAGTACGCCACCACCTTCGGATTGCTTCCGTCTTTCCATTCGACCGTGCCGATCTCGGTCTCTGCCAGCGTGTAGACTTTGTTCATTTCATTGTCCTAAGTACTTAATAATAAATGCGGCCGAAGCCCCAAGGATGATCCAGATCGCCTTGTCCACGAGGTAGCCGAACGTGTTTGTCTGGATGTTGTTCTTTTCGACGGCATGCAGTCTGTTGTCGATCTTGCTGTGGACTTCGTCGTATTTGTCCATCCGCTTGAACAGCGTAATCATCTTCTCTTCCATTCTGGCCATAGCGATCATGGCTTCGGCCAACTGATCCAGTTTGGTCTCAATGCGGGTCAGTCTGTCGTCGCTCATGGCAGTTTCCTGTGGCTGCGAGTTTTCAGAAGGATACATTGACATGTCGTCAAACCCAACCCGTTGTGGCCCAGCGCCCCACTGGTTTCATAAATTTTGCAGGCTTGAGATTGCCCAGACAAGAACCGATCACAACCATTCCCTCCTTATGCCGAGACGCCGCGAATGATGGTGAAGTTGACGATTGGAGTGTCTGAGGCCGTACCAACAACCGACGCCATTGTGACTTGGAACGATGTTGCGGCAGTGATGGCGGTGACAAATGCGACATAGGTGTTTGTCGCGCCGCGCACCGACAGCACCACGGTGTCTGTGACAGCGATGGCGGTGTTCGGAACGGTGAAGGAGAAGTACGTCCCTACAACAGCGGTCGTCGTGAAAAGGGTAACCGCGCCAGAGGTTTTGTTACCAGTGGTTGGGGCGGGTGTCGTACGGCTGGTCAACTGGGTCACGGCCACGCCAGCGCCAGTTGAGTACCCAACGCCACCTGCGCCAGAGGAAAGCACGCTCGTCGTGGCAGTGACGGTGGTGAATGCCCCAGTGCTTGCAGCAGTGGAGCCAATTGCTGGCGGCGATGCCAGATAAGTTGAGAAACCCGTGCCAGATACGGTGCTGGACGCAGACAGCGTAGTGAATGCCCCAGTTGACGGTGTCGTTGCCCCCACGGTGCCGTTCAGCGCCGCTCCAGTGATCGTTGGCCCCGTTCCCAAGACGGCAGAGCCTGTCCCCGTGATGGTACTGAAGTCGGTGAAGCCAAGCTCCCAGTCTGCAGCGGTTGTCAGCGTGGTCCCGATACAAGTGACCATTGCAGTCACGCCGGAAATGACCGTTGCAACAAGGTTGCCGCCGGATGAGTTGACCGTCAGGTTGCCCGTAGAGTTGTTGACGATATGGAAAGACCACCCAGTTGCCAATGTAGATGTGACTGGCAACGTAATCGTTTGCGTGGTCGACCCAGTAAACAGTTGGTACTGCGTGCTGGTATTGGTAAGAACGGTCACGCCAGCCGCTGTAGCCGTTGCCGTATACCCTAAGATGCGGGCCGCCTCTGCCGGGGCTGTGGTGACGCCAGTGCCACCGTTGGCAACCGGGAGGGTGCCAGAGACATGGGTGGTCAGGCCGATCTTGCCATATGCCGGGGCCGCACCCACACCACCAGAGATTAGGGCGTTG